TATATCTAGCACAAACCTATCTCGAAAATTATTAAGGTCATTCTTGACAATCTTATTTAAAAAATCAAATGGCAATGCTAACTCTAATTTTTGATCTAAAGTATCATAAGATTCATAACTTCTGCTGTCTGCTTTCACATCGTCCCATTGGTTAGAGGGAACTAACTTTAAACTTTCTACCCTAATATCTCCGTTCTGTGGAGTTCTGAGTGATGAAACTCTAAACAAGTCTTCAATCACCTTCATCGTTCTTTTAACTTGCCTATCTCTTATGTTTGGTGTTTCTCCAAGCATTTGGTTGATATGCCCATCTTTAAAATGTTTTTGCATACGATCAATCGTCCCTCTAAGTCGCAGAACTTCATTACGATCTTCCAGAGCAAACTCCTCTAGTATCAGCCTAGTGGATCTCATTGATAGCAAACTCTTAGACTGAATCGGAGTAAACCCACTAATGAAAGTCTCGCCCCAATCTGCTACCATATTTGTGATCTCTTCCTGACCTAATAAAAAATTGATTAAATCAGTATCATAATAACGGTCTGATGCTTCATTATCCTTCATGTTCTTGTATGAGGTCATAAACTCTTTAAAGAATTTTACACCCAACTCCTTAGCTACATCACTAAGTCCGTCAAGGTTTTCGGGGTGGTAGTACTTTGGGTTAGCTCTCATATACTTCTCCTATTAAGCGGCATCTTTAAATTCTTTTGTTTCACTTAGACTTTTCATCAGAGCATTGGTTATTGCAAATCTGAAATCTTCCATAGCAAGATCCTTATCTCTCCCGTACTTTTGATCACGCAAAAGATAAGGCCTACCAGAAGCAGGGGATAAGTTACTACTGATTAACTTGTAATCTTTGTGTGTGACTGGCCTGCCTAGAGATCTACTTATGATGTTGAGTTGAGCATGGCTAAAGGATTCTAGGATATGAGACACCCACTTAGCTGACCTTGAACCATATATCAACATGGTTCCGCCAATCATTTGATCAATAGTTTCTGCTGCTGCAACACCTTTTCCTACCAATGATTCAAGTTCTTCACTATCACCTACCATATATCCAGACTTACCTTTTTCTTTGGAGGAAAAGTAGATCATGCTCTTTCCTATCCTATCGTTCCGAACCCAAGATCTTTTAGCCTTGTTTCTAAAAATTAAATTAATGAGATCGTCTTTGCTTAGGCTATTCAGATAAAAATTTATATTGTGATGAAAATGATCCTTCCAAGAATCTGGCATCATACCTAGTGCTTTATTTGGAGGGTTGGTTTCATAAGTATTTCCATCCCCTTCAATATTAAATTCCAACTTAATTATTGAATAATGTATTGCTTTCATGACGTATTCTCCTAGTTCATTTGAATTTTTAAAGTCTCGCCCCAATCTGCTACCAGATCAGTCGTACATGCCCACAGCACAGGGTAATCAGGTTGCGGTGGCATATAGCATTCGAGATCAGTGAGATAGATAAGGCAGCTTATATCTGTACCCTTGTATACAAGGTCATTGGCCCAATCAAACACAGGGTCAAAGCTAGTACCACCTCCACCATAAGGCGAAAGCTTAATGGGTAGATCATCAGGTGAAGTGTAGGTATCGGTGTGATTTATACGGGTGTCACAATAGACAACATGCACTGTCACATCGTACGCTTGAAGCACCCCATTAACCTCGGCACTAAATACGTCCATCTCTTCTTGCCCAATGGAACAAGAAGTGTCTACGCCAATGACTACATCATCAATCGTTTCACTGTGTAGTGAGGGTAGGATAAGATCATCAGCAAGGAACCTTCGGTTGGGTCTCTTCCATGAGAAATCATTCTTGGCAAAGGAAGTCATGAATCTTTGAAGCACTGCTTTCCAATCAACCTTTGGTTTTATAGTATCAAGAACTAATCTCTCTATACTCCCTGCTAAATTACCCATGGCCTTGGCAACTTGGGCGGCCTGTGTTGCAGCCACCTTCCAATCTTCTTCCTTCTCCTTTAACTCAGCAGGGGAAGCTTGACCACCAAGTTCGGAAGGAGCATCGCGGAACTCTCCACACCCCCCGTAGTTACCCCCCTTACCATTCGTACTATCTGGCTGACCCTCATTATCGTCCAGCTCTGGAGCTGGGGGGACATCCTGATCACCATCACCTTCTGAGCCTGAGCATGAGCCTGAGCCACCTTGAGGTTTAGGTGGAGGAGGAGGTGGAGTTGGCATCATGTTATAGATTGAGTCAGCATCCATACCTTTGTACTGATCATCCATGAGTCCACCTTCGGGTAACTCAAAGCCAGCATCATGAAGGATATGATTGATGGCATGATCAGCAGCCTCATTCCATCGTCCATGATCTCTATCTCCACGCCTAGCATGATGGCAACCTACACAGTGCATCACCTCATGTGCAATTAGCCCCACTAAATGTTTGTAGGGTAGGTCATTAATAAAGTCAGGGTTATATCCAAGGGTAGTCCCATCTACCCATGCTGTACTGCACGATTGATCTTCTAGAATCTTTAGCTTCAAAGCTAACGAACCAAAGAATGGTTCATCTAAAACTAACTGAGTCCTAGCCTTTCTTACTTTATCTTCCGCTGTCATTTGCATAGTATATTCTCCTATACTGTTGCTGGTGGTTGACCCATGAACCCACTCATCTTTCTGAGTATGTCATCGGCAGTTGTTTTGGTTGACCTTCGGGCCGCATCATTACCCCTTAGTACATCAGCATCCATCAACAATGCTCTTGCACTCTCACTTACATCAGTAAGATTAGGGTCTTGAAAGGCATTGATCTGGGGTATGAGATTGATTAACTTCTCTAAGTTATCTATCTTGCTTTTAAAGATACGACCCTCAGTAGAATTAGAAGGGTGGCTTAACGCTTGCGAAAGCTCATCCACTAACTTCTCCATCCGTAACCACGGCTCGTCAGCACAGCGCTGCATAGCCTTAGTCTCGGTCTCCTGTATCCTAGCTTTGAGTTCCTTTATCTCTGCATCAGAAGCGTCTGCCCTAAAGTCCTTAGTAAAAGGAACAGGCATAATGTCTAAGGTAATCTCAAACTTTCCGCGTAACTCATCAGCACTCGGATAGTCAGATGGATTAAACAGCTTGCCTAGATCAAACTCTGCTCTCTTCATAGCTGTGTCGTAGTTAAGGATAAGTTCATCAATCTTTTTCTGGGTCTGACCCTCTAACTCTTTCCATCCTTCGCGGAAAGTCATCAGTTGATTGCTGGGAAGTATCCTGAATCCCCCATTGAGCCAAGGTAGGGTTCTCAGATAGTAGAATTGACGAAGGGCTGTAATGTTTTGCGAGATTGGATCCGTCATCTCCTTCGAGATCAATCGCTTTATAACCTTACTCGCATCAGCAGCCGCACCTTTTTGTGCATTGACCTCCCCTGATACGGCCTTGTCTGCTTTCCTCGCGTTCCACTGACGCAAGGTAGCGTCAATGAGTATTGCCTTGTCATGTAATGACATAAGCTTTCTCCTTATTAGTTTTATTAAAGAATGATGTGCTGATTATCAGAAGCCCACGTAATAAATTCGCGTGTGCTTGTGATCTCTTCTGATTTATTCATAGCGTCACGCATCATGATGACGTTGAACTCTGGTTGAATCCTTCGCCCGTACTGAATGATGCGGCCTATCGTAGCTACAGTTGCTCGTTGAGCAAGTGCACCTGTCAGGGCATATAGGGTGCTGGTATCATCTGGAACACGCGCAGTGTCAGGATTCATAATGACGTGATCAGGGTCGGGTAAATCCCTATACACATTCAGGAATCCTTTGAACTCAGCAGCAGCACCTTCTCCAATCGTCCCTTGCATTAGCTGGTACTCAAGGTGCTTTGGTGGGTTTGTCTTCAGTAAGTCACTAATGAACTCCCAACTTCTAGGGGTAGGGTAAGCGTCCGAATCGTGATCTATTTCTGGTGCGAGTAATTCCCCACGCCACCGAATGAAAGCGATCACCTCTGTCATAACATCAGCCTTCAACGCCCAACGAACCCAATCCTCTATGTCTATGTCATAGATAATATGAGTGAAACGATTCTTGAAATGGCTCAAGAGTTGACCAACACCTGCTCGGTCGGTCGTTAGGTTTGAAGCGGCAATGATGTGCCAGTTAGGGTTTAGTTTGTACTGACCAACCATGTGATCTAGTACGGGTTGAGACAGTGCTTTTTGTGTGGCTGGACTTGCCTGCGCCAGCTCATCCAAACAGAAAATGCCTGCACCTTCCTGTTGCCAGAAGTCAGGTGTTAACCACTCGACTGTGCGTTCCTCCCTATTGGGTACTGGGATACCAAGTATGTCTACTGGGTCGAGCATGGCGGCTCGTATATCTACGAACCCAATTCCCATCTCAGAGGCCAGACTTTTTATGAGTGAACTCTTACCCACTCCCGGCGCACCTCGGATTAAACAAGGGACATGTGCTTGAATGCACGTTTGGGCATACTCAAATACTTCTGTGTATTTCGGCATTGGTAAATCTCCTAAAAATTATTAGCCCTTAGTGGGCATAAGTTATAGATCAGAATGATCTTTATAAAAAAGGTACTGACATATACAACTTCTTAATCTCCTATGTGATAGTTTATAATATTATGTACCCTATAGAAAGCACAAGAAAGCTATCCTGCTTCCATGTAATCAAGGTAAGCATCAACCGCAGCCTCTTGACGTTGACCTTCTATAGCCTCATCCACTTGCGAACCTAGATCAAGTTCAATGTCATCGACATCAGCGTGACCATTGTTGCTAATGCTTAACAACTTATATGGCGTATCACCATCATCGGCTGGTTCAAACATGGTCTGTGGGGTAGAGGGTATAACGTGGGAAACTTCCACCTCATACGTCCATCCCAAAATACTAAAGCTTATACTCATACGTCCTCCTAAAATAAAATCTGAGTTTCAAATGGCAGTACACCTTGGAACTGTATACATGATTCCTCATACTCATAAACCGACACCAGCACCATTTCGGAATCGCTTTGGCATACCTTGGTAGCCTCTTGGTGCATATCATTCTCGAACCATGCGGAAACAGCACCGCACTTTAAGATATAGTAGCCTTCGGTAATGGTATTATCTTTTACTGTACTCATATCGTACCTCTCTTAATGGTTAATGTTTTAAACCCGAAGAGCGGATCGCAGCAGGTGTTGTTCACTATGCTATTTGATCTTCTTCCCATGGGTCTTCCTCTTCTCCATACCTATTGAATAACGCAGTCGATGCTTCAACAGGCATAAGCTCTCTCATTGACACATCATTTAACAGAGCCATGTCAGGCACTAAGTCATGTATCTCTAAATGGTTGTCGTTATTAATCTCCAAGCTAGGGTCTAGCCTTAGAGAATCAGGGTCTATCATTTCGCATACTCTCATACTCGTTCTCGCACCATTAGTTGTACAACCATAGTGCCTTGGTAAACGTGAGGCGTTAAGCATAATCATAGTCATTGACATAGCCATACTTGTTTACAGTTAGTGAGTCGCCTACCCAAAACATATATCCTTTGGGGTCATGAAACCACAAGTCACCATCACTCATGGAAATATAAACGCTGTGTGTCATACATTTTCTGATAACTTCGTACATCACTCTTTTTGTAAGCGGAGTCTTCCATCCTCCGGTTTGTAAAGTGTATAAAGAAACACCACTCTTTAAATCCGTACGTTTTGTGACCACAGGGGTGTCGCATAAGACGTACGAGTGTCGCTCGCAACTGTCACTCATGTGATAGTCGTGTCTTAGGTTCCTACTTATTTTCCTGCATTCTCTATTTGTTAGCATAGATAGCTCCAATTTTTAAGCTTGGTGTTTGGATTGCAATGTCCTCATAGGCCATAGAAAATATGTCCTGCTCTGCTTCAACAGTAAGGTTCATTAAGGTATAAGTCTGGTAGTCAGCCACATAACATTTACTAGCCTCTATCAACCTCCATCCTGAGCCTGTCTTTTTTATCTTCACTTGGGTAACTGGGGTGTTACCTCTACCTCTTCCGCTTGATTGGTACGTTACTTCTGTTCCGACAATGTTCTTCTTCTTTACTCCTTTCAGCATCAGGGTCGCCTCAATGCGATGACACACTTTGGTTAACTCTTCCCTAGTTGTGAGGGCGTAGGATTGGGCTGGCCCATTGACCGAGGCTAGGTAATGCTTCACCTCTTCATCCATCACTGCGTCTTGTACTGTCTGACGAAATTCATCAGACTGTCTGGATTTGTTATGCGTTATTACTAGCGGCTTCATTAAAAACTCCTTGCCATATACACGATAAGCTCTTCGGTACTGGCATTAGAAATCGTACCCCTTATGAAAAGCACGATATGAGATGGGGTATAATACTTGTCTGTATTACACGCAATAAAAAGCCCCGACTGATCGAGGCTTAGTTCTTTGAACTCGGGTTCAACCCGACTTGTCTTCATTTAAAGCCTCCTTGATTAAAGCTTTACGTTTCTTATCAACCTCAGCGTAAAGGTTGTTGCTATCCACAGCAGACACACAAGACCCTTGTGTTCTATTCATCTGGATGCCGCAGTCTTTATAACTAAGGCCAAGTGCACGCAGCTGGATAAGAATACTTAGCTCAACTGTTGACCAGTACACAGCAGTGTTTGGTCTGATTCTTCTTACCTTGGTCATGGAATTTTTACCAGAACCAAAGTGCCAACTGCTTGGTATCTTGCTTTTAAAGGTTATAGAATTAGTAGACATTTGACCTCCTATGAGTGAGAACCCCATGAGGGTTCATCAGTTGTTCCATGGTTGTGAAATGCTCCAACCATTCCTCGTTTATCTATGATCAAGTCCTCATCCCTCACCCATGAGGTCAAAGGTTTTTCAGATGCGGAAACGTCTGTCAGGGTATCCGATGACCAATGAATCTCGGATGCAACTCCGTGTTCATCTACATCACGTTCATTAACTAACAGAACGTAATCTACATGTGCGATTGTAGATTTCACCATCATTAAGTAAGACAGGTGATGAATCCTCTCCTCATCAGGGTAGTCGCGGCCTTCTTCCTCTCTCAAGGTCTGAGCCACTACTACCTGACTGAACTTATCCCAATAACTTATCATGAGTTACTCCTTTCAAGGTCGCATAACTCATGCGCCTTGTCATCTATTAGTTTATTAATGGCAACAGCCATTGAACTATATAGACACTTGACCACAAGCCGCATAGCAGCTTGGTCATGCGTGTCTGTAATCGTACCTATCATCATGTTGCAGCAAGCCAAGGACTCACTGATGGTTTTTGTTTCATCAAACTTAGGTGATACAGATAACTTATCCAAGTTAACCCCTCCATGTTGATTTCATTATCAAACTCTGGGCACGCAATCGTCTTGCCCACCTCGCTAACAAGACATGGATTACATATCCTGTGACAACTCCTGCAATAAAAATTGTAGCGGTCATAGTTACTCTCCGTAATTACTTAATTGAGTTGATGCTCTGATCATGTGATCACCAAGCAAAGCAAGTCCTTGTTCGTGGCAATACTTAGTGACCGCATCCATTCCTTTACGCTCAGAATCCTGCCATGCTGTTTCTTTCCTGCTGTTTCTGGCTGATCGGACAAAGCGATTGACGATAGATTGAATCCTCATGCTTTGCTCTTGGTTGGGTTGCTTATCAAACATAGTTACTCTCCGATTAGTTAAGCTATAATTCTTCCGTTTTCACTGGCTTCATCTGCATATTCAGTGAGCGTTTTATCTGCTTTGAAGTGCAAGTCACGTTCAATCGGTAGACCGAAGGGAGGGAATTTTCGTTCCATGAGTTCGTCCATCTGCACATAACCTAGTTCGGGAAACCCAAGTCCAAGGTCACAAAGTCCGAAGGCATCGCCATTATCGTCCAGCTCTGATAGAAGCCATGTACATGCTCCTCCAAAGAGCTTAACGACAGGCATCGTGCTATCTGACACATCATCTTCTTGCTGACGGGCATGGTTTGCCTTGAGTTGCTTCAAGATCGGCTTAGTTAATATCATCATAGTTACTGTCCTCTTTTCTTTTAGGTATAAAAAAACCAGCATCTTGCTGGCTTATGGGTGATTCTTTGCGGTGTTGTTCTCGCATGATGGAGATTGCATCCATCGGGTCTGTAGCCCAGACCATTACAGTGCAACTAACATCACAGTACATGTAGTGAACCTCATGCCAAACCTTTGGCTCAAGGTCACTCTCCGCAGTGTTTGGGCCACTAACATTTGACCTGTAGTTAGTGTACTTCATATTATTTTCTCCCATACAAAGTCGGGTTGAACCTGACTTGTATTCAAAAGTTACCTTCGGCTACCTGTAAACATGTGAGGCCATTGGCTCTCCACATATCAACAACCTTCTGCCGATCATCCACTGTGAACAATATGTTCTCCTTGTCCAGTGTCTTCAGAATTTCATGAAGCATGTCCTGTTTGACTTCCCAATCGGGGTCAGATCTACGTTCATCGGGACGCATAATAAGTTGTGGAGAAAAAGGACATAAAGTATATCGATCGAGAATCCCACTCTCTTCATGTACCATTTTCAAAAACTCAATGGTCAATGCCCTATGCTCCTCCATTCGGCCAGTGCAGTAGAGTATTTGATACCCTGCGTTATGGCACATCGTGTGAAGCTTAACTATTGGGACATTGATAACATCCTTAGACATAGCATTATTGAAAGCATTAAAGTCTTTCTTTTTTCCCGTAACAAAAATTCTTCGGTGCTCAATGTCTGCTAACGTGCCATCTATATCATAGATGACAGTTGGTACGTTCTTGATCATAATCTTTCTCCTACTTGGTTAATGTTCGTAGATATTTAAGGTGCAACAGTCAGCCCACTGACTAGAGATCTGGCATTGAGAGAACTCAATCTCCATCTCTTTAACTATGTTGCCGTAAACATCATGGTCGATGGTGACGTACTCCATAGTGAAACGATCTTGGGGGTAGGGCTTCATCCATTCTTCTAGCATGGCTTCTTGCCCGTCATCTAGGGCAGTCGTGTCATCGTTGAAGATTGCACTCAACCAATAGCTCCCAATAACTACAGTCTTGAATGGGGTCATGACTATTAGATCATCATCCCAACAATCGGGGCAGTAACCCCATGTTCCACCCCCTTCAATAAGGGTACTGCACTTTATACATCTATCTTCTTCGGTCATAAAACCTCCTTCATAAAAGGATAACGTAACTCGTTATCAAAATTTGTTTCAGAGTCTTCAATGCAGGACATTTCCCATTGAAGGGTTGCCTTAGCATTTCTCCTCTGTTCACGGGCTGCTTGGTTCTTTATGTAAGCGCCTATTGCTGAGCACTTGCTACTGTGTTTTCTTTCACCAAGGTGATACTTGGCTTCTGAAAAAAAGTGATTGTTTATTTTTAGCATCACCGACTCCCATTAGATTTTATTTAACTGACTACTCTCCCATAACTTTCGGAAGATACTACCAGCATCCATACCTTTGAATTCATCAAGTGAATCCGCAGGTGCAGCTATGCTCATGTACCTATCAATTTTTTTATCATAGAATAAGTGAACATCTCCTCCATTTAGGCACTCATTGTCAAGGCTATCCTTAGCTGCTTTAATCACTGCTTCCCTAAACTTATCTGGTTTAATGTCCATGTCCTCAGAGTGGACACTTTCGCTAATTTCCATACGCCATTCCTTGGCTAACTTTTCAAGAGGTTTTACACATACATTGTATAAATCCTCATTGTCAAACACAGCAACTAGTTCACTGTGTTTCTTGTTTTCAAAGAATACTTTAACTGCCATGATTATTTCCTCATGCTATCTACGATCATAAAAAATACGGCAAGACCGAAGAACGTTACAAACATAGTTGCCGAACTATCTAAAAAGATTCCCATAGAATTTCCTATTCAATGTAGTAGTGACTCATCATCCCTAATGATGAGAACAGAGCTTTGAGTTTTATGTATATCCAACATAATAAGCTGGGCTACAGGGTCATCAGGCAGATCTAAAGAGTTCACAAAATCTAGCTCTTCCTTATTCTGAACATCTAAGATCCTAACTAAAGAGCAGTCCAGATCTTCCAGATCATTAACACTATCTATAAGCAGATCTCCTGCGCTTTGATGCGCGGCTTCCTGCGTTTCAGCTTTCACCTCGACCACAATGTAGGCGGCTAGAGAAATATAATAAGTTTTCATACAATTTCCTCATTCAATGTCGGGTTCAACCCGACTTAAGAAGATACAAAACCAAGGTGCTTAAACACGCTGGTCTTAATACCTGTTGATGGATCTTCAACACTTACTCGCTCAGAGTAAGCGAACAATGCTGTGGTGTTATTTTGTTTCAGCACCCTTTGTAATGGCCCCATTAGGTATGGTGCTCCGCCTACCATGGCGTACTCAACCTTCTTAGTGAGGCGTGCTAAACCCCACGCTCTTTTGTCTATCTCCTGTTGAGAGGGTAAAGACTTGAACGTTAATAGTTGTTTCATCTTGGCAAGGTCTTCACCTTCCAAGTCATACACTCCTACTGATATCTGATCTTCAGATGCAGGGTGCTGAGTAAGATTTAAAATCTTCATACAATTTCCTTATTCAATGTTGGGTTCAACCCGTTACAAGTAACGCATCACGCTTCGCAATTAAATCTGACAGGTCACGCTTCGCTCGCATTAAATCTGCAAGCTCTACGCTGTCTTTTAAGTATCTAGCCTTCTCCATAACCATAGGAGAAACCCAATTTATAACTTGCTCCATTGCTTTTATTTCACCGCAATATTTAGTAACTTTCATAATACAATTTCCTTATTTAATGTCGGGTTCAACCCGACTTCTACACTAAAACCCGCGTCACCATTGACTTTGCGGGACATTAGGAGTATTCTAGGTACTAGGCAAACACACATGCCAGCCCCTCAAATACCCCACTCACACTCTCTTTGCTACCCGATGGCAAAAAACGGCCATTGGTAACTGCCATAGGGGGAAGTAACAACAAACCCCTTACGACTCATTACGTTTATCCATACGCTCTTGTGCCTCACGTCCTAGTCTAGCTAGGCGATAGATATTTATAGGCGGCGTATCTTTCTTTACAGGCGGCTTACCCGATGGGGTGGCATACAATCCTCCCTTACCGACACCTATCCTATGTTTACTTTCTTTAGGTGAAGGCCATACAGGTCTCTTCATAGCCTCCTTCAGCTTCATAGATTGCTGCATCGACTTGGCAAAGGTTGCCTTGCGCTTGCCGATACGCTCCGTACCATCCTCATAGTGGTAACGCATGGTAGGACGCACCTGCTGCACTACCTTGGGAGGCACAGCATTAGATGGTATCCAACACACAAAAGGTGTCTCCCATCCGAGCAACTCTGCTCTAATCAGGATATGGTCAGGGTCATAGTCTTCATAGGTCTCCCCGTCATGACTACCTACTTGATAGGGGAGAGGGGAGTAGTCGGGTTGAACCCGACTTGATAGAGAATTTATACCCGCTTTTTGCAGGGCAATCCTCATGGTTTGATTCATCATAGGCCGCCCTCTAAATGCGTAACGAGGGCATCGAAGTCTTCTTCTGGGCCAAGCATTTCTGCACAGACCAACACGACTTGAAGATCTATCCCATGATTTACTGCCAGACCTTTAAGATAGGCGAAGCGATTCGCATACCCATTTTCTTGATAGATATTTAACATGACTTATCCTTGATAGAAATATAGATAGATAGCCATAAGGCATATCCTCCAATGATTACTAACGAACTGAATGCTGCGAATGATAGATCATCCATTACATACTCCTCGATAGGTCTGAGTTCGTACCGATAGACAAGAGAACTCGGGTTGAACCCGACCTTGCATAAACTCCAGACATGCCAAACTCTGGACGCATAACCGATAGGTCACGCTCCAGTTTCTGGACTGATAGATAGAATTTATCCATACACTCTCCAATCTCGGGTTGAACCCGACTTGATAAAATAATGCTGAAATAATTGATAGATAAATCAACACGTTATAAATACTTAGCTAAACTCCGAAAGTATTTACTAAAGGCCAGCCCAATGAGGACAAGCTTTAGTAAAGGCTTTACTTGAATATTAAATTTGAGACATAGGAAAAGCCCCTTTCGGGGCTATCCTTTCAGATAATTAAGCTGCTTTCTTTTTGCCTTTCTTCTTAGGTTGTGCCTGAACCTCGGCAGTACCTTTGGAGAGTAGCATCTCCGAAAAGTGACCAGTTTGAATCACCATCCATTGTGATGCGTCCTCCTCAGAAGATCCGTCAAGGTACGTTCTGATAACATCGAGCATAATATGCTCTTGTTCAGAGACCATGATCAGGCCTTCAGGTAGAGGCTTTACAGCGGGTAACAATTTAACTTTGATCAATTCTTCTCGAATATCGAGGTCATTGATTTTGGCTAAAGTATTACGCACTCCTGATTTAGTGCCAGCCTTATGGCCTTCATCAGATGCAATCAAGTGCTCGGTTTCATCGTGCCCGAGCGTTTTATAACTCAGGTACAAGTCGCGGTGATAATTCATTTCCGATGGGGTGTGTACCCATAAGTCAAAATCATTCGCCCCAGCTTTTATGCAACCCTTAGCAATGGTGGCCCAGTCGCGTGCAATCTGACTAGCGTTTTCCATTCCTAAGTTGCCTTTTGCTTCGGATTTAGTACCAAAAGATCGCTTGTATTCAACCTGTATCGCATGCGTTAACATGTCGATATCGGCATCAGTCAATAGATTCTTATTAGTACAAAACCCTAAAAGCATAGTGGCCATGGTGTCATAAATCTCAGAACCAGTTCTTTTAATGTCTTTTTTCAAAGCATCAATAGTGGTCTGGCCTGTAGCAACCTGAGCATACGCAGCAACTTTCTCATTCGTTAAATTAGTCATTTGAAATCTTCCTTTTTAATTAAATGGTTTGATGCCCTTGGATTCCTCCAGAACATGCTACTATGATACCTAATTTTAATTTTTGAGTCGTAATGCCCTCGCAACTAGCCCTAGTCGGGTTGAACCCGATTTGTTTTCTACCTCGCAGGAGTCTGCCAGAAAATCCCAAACCGATGGGGGTATGAGGCGTATGGCCGCCTTTTTAACAGAGGGCAACCTACTATTTAGAAACACCCTCTAAAAATTTAAAACCTTTTTTGAAACACCTCTTAAACGTGCGCTCACAGCACACTTTGATCTTACCCTATACCTTGGCCTACCCTTGACCGAGAACGTTCACTACGCGCCTCTGTAGGAGTCCTTACACAGCTTACCCAGATATAAGTTGTGGCTTACTCTGTAAGAATGAATATCCATCAGTTCCCTTTCCAATAAAATTTTTTCCTATATTTTTCCCAAGGGGGGGTAACTAACTACACTTAATTTTGTTAGTTAGTACCCCCTTAGTTATATTTGTATTTTTACTTGTATGTTAGAGACCCACGGTGGGACTAGGTAAGTGTCTGTGTGGGACTACCCTAGTGTCAGGTGGGGACTAGGTAGTGCCAGTGTGGGACTAGGTAGGGTGATTGGTCTGTGGATAATACGCACACTTATACACAGGTGCACTAAAATACATATAAAAATCAATGGGCGTGGTGTGCATTATTTGAACATAAATGTGGATAAACGCTTGACGATGTGCACATTGGATGTTAAAAATGTGGATAACTTGGGAGTGAACACTATTTTATGTAAGGGTGTCGCAGTCCTTTAAAGCCTTTCTGTCCTTGGATAGGCTTATTTTACAAGGGTTACATCATGTCAGAAGACATTAACCCCCCTCAAAGAAAATCAATCTTTAAAAATGCTAAGCGTGTCGAGGAAAATAAAAAGTTCCGAGCAAGGCAAGCTGTGGTCGATAAAAAATTCGCGGCAAGAGAAGAGAACGCCAAGCGAGTTAAAGACGCACGTAGTCGGCGTAGCCAAGAAATTGGGATTGAGACCGCTCATAAGCGTTGGGGTGGAACGATCAATGCGTTAACAGGTGATCTTGTTACGCCCAAACAGAATCTTTTCGTAGAAGCTTATTGCGCCACCTTAGATTTTACAGCGGCCAAAGATTACGCAGGTTACGGAAAGAAAACTAAAGCCAAAGACATCATGGCTAATCCGAATGTGATTAGAGCCATTGATAGACGGCAAGCTATATCGAGAAGAAAATTGAAAGTAACTGAAGCTGAAATTATCACAGGCTTATTAGAAGAAGCCAAAGATAAAGCCAATGGTTCTCCCGGAGCTAGAGTAACAGCTTGGACTCAACTTGGTAGACACCTTGCAATGTTCACCGACAAAAAAGAAATTGATGCCACCCTGTCGATTGAGAGCGTGATTGCCGATCTACCTGATATTGATGATGAAGTCATCGAGCACGAAGAAGATAGCTACCTCTTTGATGATACGGAATATGAAGAAGATCAGCTTGATCCATTTGATGAGCGCGATATGTTTATCGAGAAAGCAATTGATCCAAACTAAATGGTAGGAGAATATTATGGCAAGTCCACTAGCTACGAGAATTATGAGACAGAGAAAAGAAGACGCCGCTTCAGCAAAGCTTAGAGCTGCTAAAAAAGCTAAAGCTTATAAAAAAGCTAAAGCTGTATCTTCAAACCCCAATAGAACTGCTGCACGATCTGCAACTAAAAAGAAGCAGTAGGATTTAATCAATGACACCTGCTGAAAAGAAAAAGCTTCGTGCCATTAAGACAAACTTCCCTTACTTTGCTGCCGCTTGCTTAAACATCAGAGCTAAGAGCGGTCAAGAAGAGCGCTTTAAATTAAACAAAGCTCAGATGTATATTCATCAAAAGATTGAAGAACAAAAGTCTGAGATCGGAAGAGTCAGAGTACTAATACTAAAAGGCCGTCAGCAAGGGTGTAGTACCTACGCTGAGGCTAGACTTTACCACAAGGTAAGTCAGAGCAAGGGCAAGAGAGCGTTCATCCTCACACATGAGCATGAGGCTACCTCAAACTTATTTGACATGGTTAGACGTTACCATGAGGGCAATCCATTTAGGCCGTCAGTGTCCAGCTCCAACGCTAAAGAATTAGTGTTCGACAAGTTGGACTCAGGTTACAAAGTGGGTACTGCTGGTAACAAAGCTGTAGGCCGATCACAAACCTTACAGTATTTTCATGGGAGCGAAGTTGGCTTCTGGCCTAATGGTGAGGAACACTTGGCTGGTATTTTACAGGCCGTTCCTTTGGAAGATGACACTGAGGTAATCCTTGAGTCTACAGCCAACGGAGTCGGTGGTGTTTTCTACGACATGGTTCAGACGGCTCAGCGTGGCGAAGGCCAGTACAGATTAATATTTGTGCCTTGGTTCTGGCAACCAGAGTACAAGATGGTAGCTCCTCCATCTCTAGAGCTAACCTTCGATGAGATTCAAATACAAAAGACCTACTCCTTAACAGACGAACAAATGTTTTGGCGTAGGAACAAGATTTACGAATTGCGTTCAGAAGATCTGTTCCGTCAAGAATATCCGATGACCGCCAACGAAGCCTTCATCTCTTCAGGTCGCACTGTATTCCCAGCAACTTGGTTAATGGCTGCAAGGGATGAGTGTTACTCAGCTAAGATTATCGCTGACATAAACATCAATACGGCTGAGCTGATAGAAAAGCAAGATGGTTGCCTGAAGGTGTGGGACTTACCCAAAACTAATAGGCGTTATGTTATTGGAGCTGACGTTGCTGAAGGCCTTGAGAAAGGAGACTTCTCTTGCGCTGACGTGCTAGACGAGGACGGCAACCAAGTGGCGCAGTGGCATGGAAAGATCTCTCCTGATCATTTTGGAGACCTCTTGTACGCTTTAGGCATGCTATACCGCAAAGCATTCATGGGTGTAGAAAGAAACAACCACGGATTGACCACGCTAACCATCTTAAAGAACAAAGGCTATCCAAATATCTACATTCAAGAAGAACTTGAGCGCGAATATGACGGAAAGCAGTTCAAGAAACTGGGTTGGTTAACCACCAGCCGCTCTAAACCATTAATCATAGACAATTTAGCTAGCCTTGTTAGAGATGAGGACAGTGGAATTGTTTGTGAAGACACTGTTAGCGAGATGGAAACCTATATTGTAGCCGCAAACGGATCAACCAACGCTAGGGCAGGGTACTTTGATGACAGAGTTATGTCATATGCCATTGCAGCAGAGATGTATAGAAGAATGCCGCGTAGTTATGCCAATACAATCGTTAATCTAAGACAATATAAAGCCGCTCAAGCGGGTGTGGGTTATTAAATGCTAGTGCAAATTGATAGAAGTGAGCCGCAAGAGCAGAAAGAAGAGTCTCCTGTCGCCCGTAACTTAGTCAGCAAGCTAAAATTACGCTTTGATGAGTGGAGCCAAGCCCGAACTGATATTGAAAAAGATTGGATTGAAGACCTTCGTGCCTTTTCTGCACTATATGACAGTACAACACAGGCCGCTTTAGACAGTGACCCCAATCGTTCACAGATTTACGTCCGTCTTACCCGTGAAAAAACCATGGCTGCGTATGGTCGTATCATTGATCTACTGTTTCCCAACGGAAGTGACCATCCTTGGAGCGTTAGCCCTACACCAATCCCTGATTTATTCGATGGGCCTACTGAATCTGAGATGAAGCAGCAAGCTATCATGGAAGTGATGCAGCTAATGCAGCAGATGGAGCAACAAGGTACACCCATTCAAGAGTTACCAGCAGATTTAGTGGAGGCTCGCGTCAAGGAAATCCTTGATGGAATGAAAGCAGACTTAAAGAAAGAAGCCAAAGTCCGTAGTGTACGGATGCAAGAGAAAATTAAAGATCAGTTGCTAGAAGCTAAGTACGAATCAGTTTACAAATCCTCCATTATGGAAGCTTGTATTGTTGGTACTGGTGCTATCAAAGGTGCGACTGTTCGGATGGACAAAACACAACGATGGATTCAAGACGAGACAGGCGCTTGGGTAACTTCATCGAAAGAAACACCTAAGCCAAATGTAGAACACGTTTCAATATTTGATTTGTACCCTGATCCACATTCAAAAGCGCTGGATTCCTTTTCAGGAATTTTCCATCGTCATGTTATGACTAAGCATCAATTCCGAAAGTTAAAAACTACAGACGGATTTCTTTCTGATGCGATTGCCAACACTATCTCAAGGAATCCAGATGGAAACCATGTGGAATTTCACCATGAGTTAGAGCGTAGACAGATTGCAGGGCATAACTTATCCCACAGCTCAGACCGATTTGAAGTTTTAGAGTACTGGGGTCTAGTAGATGGCCACGATTTAATTGCGTCTGGGTTAGAGGTTGAAGATCCAGAAATAGAGTACGAGGCCAATGTGTGGTTCTCAGATAACGAAGTAATTCGTGCACGACTGAACCCTATTAGCGCACAGTCAACGCCATATCATCTGTTCCCTTACGAGAGAACACCTCACCAGTTATGGGGTATTGGCGTACCTAAGATGATGCGGGACTCTCAAGCCACTATAAACGCGGCAGTACGAATCTTTATTGATAATCAAGCAATTTCATCAGGCCCACAGGTGGAAGTAAACACATCCATGATTGCACCTGGTTCTGACGTTACGGACATTCATCCTTGGAAAATCTGGTTAAGAGAAGGAGGTGATGCAGGGACTCCTATGCTTCGTTTCTACCAACCCCAGAATGTGTCAGCACATCTCACTACGGTTATTGAGTTGTTCAGGCGCTTTGCTGATGAAGAAACGTCTATGCCTTCATATAGTCACGGCCAACATACTCCCGGAATGACTAAGACTGCATCGGGCATGTCCATGTTAATGGGTGCTGCCAGCATAGCGATGAAGTCAGTAATCAAGAACATTGATGATTACGCCACAACACCTCTTATTACTTCTATGTACCACTGGAACATGCGTTGGTGTGTAGATGAATCAATCAAAGGTGACATGAACATAGTCGCTGCTGGTTCAACTGCTCTGATTGCCAAAGAAGTACGCAGTCAGCGCCTCATTCAGTTCATGCAGATGACCGCTAACCCTGTAGACATTCGTTTAACTGAACGTAGAGAACTAATTAAAGAAGTTGCTAAGTCACTTGACCTTGATCCAAACAAAATGGTTCCAGAAATGAGTGAGCAAGACGAAGCGCAGCAGAAAGAAGAAGGCGCTAAGGAAATGCAGAAGCAAGAAGCAGCTTACGAGATGGAAATGCAGAGAGTACAGGCTCAAACAGCCAAGGCTCAAGCGCAAGCCCAACAAGCCATGGCAGACTCTCAAAGATCTATGGTTGATGCTCAAACATTACCTATGGAACGGGAGGCTGAAGCTGCTAGAGACTTTGCCTACGCTGAACAGACCCGACAAGATATTCAACTAGGTAAATCCCCTACAGGGTTTGATCAGTAAGATGAGACAACCTCGCTTAGATCTTTGGTTTAAGCGGATAGATGGAGATCCTGATCGTTTTGGTGATGTGCCTATTAAAGTTAGGGCATATTTAGCTGCGGAACAGATTTCAAACCTTGTGCCACAGAATTACCCAGAGGAGCGATTGTTCTTAGCGGTGATCAGGCAAGCAATTTCAGACTTAGGGTGTGTAGACCGATACAAATCGGCTGATGCTCTTCGCTTTATCAGACGAACACAGAATCCATTTGCGGCCCACCTTGGTATTAGTGAGAACTATATCCGATTAGTGGCAACTGAGTATGGGTTGCTTAAAAAGGATTGAGTATATGGCCACTGCAACGCCAAGGGCGCAGCTTTCTTTAGAAGAAGTGGAAGCAGTAGTCGGGTTATCTAACAGGATGCCCCACGAATACACACTCATGATGAATTACATAGGCCGCCGATGCGATTTGGCGGCAGAAGAATTAGAAGATCCGCTACTCAGCTTGGACAGAGTGCGGGTTCTTCAAGGCACTATAGGTGCCTTTCGTATGGTGTTGTCCTTAAGTGAGACAGCTAACAAAACCATAGCGAGATAGCTTTTAGATGGTCGGATAAGTGTAAAAGCCCCGACTGATTTGGAGCGGGTGAAGGAATCCCTGAATTAAAGCCCCCAGAAACGGACAAGGTTGCAATCAGCCCTGAAACCCATCAACGGAGAAGGTAATGACCCCCGAAACAATGCAACGGCTAGAACAAGAAGCCGAAGAAACTTTAAAACTTGCCTATGAGACCCCTGAAACGGATAAGGAATCTGAAGCTAACCAAGCTGAAGCGGAAGCTGAGGCTGAACTTGAACCACAACAAGCCCAAGAAGCAGAAATTGTTGAAGAACCCGAAGCCAAAGCTCCAGAGCTGAACGCAGAGGACAATTCTGAGCCATTTGTAGCCGATGGGATGACGGTTGAGAATGCGGAAGAGCGAATTAAAAATGCTCAAGCCTCATATGAACACGCTCGCAAGAAGATGACGCAAACCTCTATGGAGGCAGCAGATCTTCGCAAACAAAACGAAGCCTTAGCCTCTGATGTAGCCACACTGAAAGCACAGTTTGCTCAAGTTGTGAATACTCAGCAGACACTCCCAGATCCTGCGAATGTTCAGTCGGATTCGACTGGAAATAGCGACTCGCTAGATACATTCAGTGAGGACTATGGAGAGGACTTCGACCCCATTGTGAGTCGTATCAAATCTCAATCCGAAACGATCTCTTCTTTAGATAGAAAGCTTAAAGCGATGGAAAGTTCATCAAAGAAAGCAGAGAAGAAAACAGCACAAGCAGTGCATGAGAAAACTATTCTCGAAGCCCATGCTGATGCGTTTGAAGTTTCTAATACACCTGACTTTCAAGGCTGGGTGCAGCGTCAACCACAACGTGTTCAGGAGTTTCTTCAAACTGGTGAAGCTAGCGATGTAGTTTGGTTACTTTCTTCGTACAAGACTGCTGTAGGGCTGACCTCTAATACAAAGGTAAGTCGTGAACAGCAAATTTTGGACGATGCGCGACAGGCGGCTGATCCGACTGTTTCTACTGTTCGTTCCAATCCGGGGGCTGGTAACAGCCAACCTCGATTTACGAGGGATCAGATTGCAAAAATGAGTTTCAGCGAGTATGAAAAAAACGCTGAAGAAATTGACGCACAAATGATGGCTGGCCAGCTCTAACAACGAGTTAGAGAAAAATTTCCTAGCTCGCAAATCTTTTTATATTTGTTAGGAATATTATTATGGCACTTCCATTTGCAAACGGCTCAGGCGGCCGCTTTATCCCTGAAGTTTGGAGTAAGAAATTACTTGTAAACTTTTACAAAACCACAGTGTTGGACGCGATCTGTAACACAGACTACCAAGGCGAGATTTCTGGCCAAGGCAGTAAGGTAAATATCCGCAACACTCCCGTTGTAGGTATTTCAGATTACGATCCAGCTGCTGCAACGCCAATCACTAGCTATGATGATCTAAGTGACACTTTGGTTGAATTAACCATCGACAAAGCTAAGATCTTTAAGTTCAAGGTTGACGATGTACTGGCAGCTCAGTCTGATATTCCACTAGTCAACGAGGCAACTCGTGACGCTGGTGAGCGTATGAAGATTGCAGTTGATACCGATGTGTTAGGTGGTATTTACAGTGGCGTTGCTGCTGGCAATATCATTGGCGGAGCTACTTATACTCTTGCTCAGCAGATCACTAAGGCCAACGTTATTGATCATATCATTGATATGGGTAACAAGTTGGACGAAGCTGATATTGCTGAAACAGGACGCTGGTTAGTTCTCCCACCTTGGATCTGTTCAATGATCAAGAAGTCCGACCTTCAGAACGCTAACCAATCAGGTGATTCTACCTCGATTGCGCGTAACGGAAAGTTAGGCATCATTGATCGTTTCACAATATATCAGTCTAACAGCGTCCCGATCCGTGGTGACGATGCCGCAGTTGCTTTAGCAGCTGACGCTGATGCTCAGTATAAGATCCTTGCAGGTACTACTCACTATGCAACCTTTGCTAGCCAGTTTGTTAAGACTGAAACCTTACGCCTTGAATCACGCTTCGGTGATGCTGTTCGTGGTTTAAAGGTCTATGGCTATAAAGTAGTCCAGCCTACTGCTGGTGTTCTGCTTAACGCTAAACAGTAGTCCAATTTAGGACTAGTACCCCTCTCCCCAATCTGGGGCGGGGGGATTTTATTATCTGGAGAATCTCATGGCTCAAGGCGACAAGCTAAAGGCAGAACCTACTGTGTCTAAAAAAGATTTAGACAAGATCTCATTAATGAATAAAGACCAAATCGAGGCCTTTATCCTAACTCATTTTTCCATCGACATAGATAAGCGAGGAAAGATTTCAGACATACGTGCAGACGCAACAAAGATGATTGAAGACTCTTTGGGCATTGCCGTTAAAGAACCTGCTAAGACAAAGGTTGTAGTACCTAAAGCTTCAGCTATTAAATTTGTTCGCAATCCTATTGATGGAAATGCTTACCCAGAAATCCCTTGGGGCGAAAGCAATCCTGATTGGCTTGCTTGTGATGCAAGCGGAAAATTAACTTAGGAGTTAAGTCATGGCCGTCACGTTAGCCAAAGATATTATTGATAGAGCAAAGGTTGTCTTGCAGGACATTAGCTCGTCTGGAACGCGATGGTATAACTCTGAACTACAAAATTGGTTGAATGACGCTCAGTATGCAGTTGTGCTGTACCGACCTGATGCCAAGACAGTGAATGAAGAGTTCACTCCCGTTGGAAATTCATCAAAGCAATCGATTCCTGCCACAGGTCTTCGTTTAATCGAAGTGATCCGTAACACCGCAGTGTCCTCTAACTTTAAGGCGATTAGACTTATCCAGAGATCTATTCTGGATGACCAAGTTCCTGCGTGGCATAACGCCGTAGCTGGCGTGAACATAGAGCATT